CCCCCACCCCTTTTTCCTTAAGTACTGCCTTTTAAATATTATAATACTTTCTTTAAATACCAATCTTTAATTCTATTATAGAACAGGTTGTCTGGCAAGGTTTCAATGCTTAATCCTTCTAGGTTCGGTAAGTGTTTCTTCTTGTCGAATGCTGTATCGCAGCAATAGTGGGTATTGTAGTGTTCTTCTTCTAGATTGTTTATTCCCGGGAAATAGCAGTTGTTTGTTGCGGTCATTTTAATATTAAGATTTGAACAGGCTATTTGAAAGGAATACATGCCGGCCCACCATTGAATATATGGGTCTGGGTTTTGGTCATAGACTTTGATGTGGTTGTCTATCCAGGTTTGTAATATTAATTTAAATGTTTTTGCTTTGCCGACTATTGGGACAAATCCTCCGTTGTAGGCAGATGGGATAATAAGATGCTTAGAGATAATATGCTTGTTGTCGCTTAGGCTTTTAAGATGCCAATCTTCATAGAGAGTATTAACTAAGAACTCGTTGTCTTGCGGCATTTGTTCTGGGGCTTGTCTAATGTGAAACATGTCACAGTCTAGTAGTTCTATTATCTGGTCGTCGGCATAGTTGTCTAGTATTTGTTGTAGGCCTATTTGGATGTTAAGAGGCACTAAGCCACCTTGTTTGGGGCGGGTTGGATAGAAGTGATGCCAGTCTTTGGCAATGGTGTGAGGAATGCCTATGTTCCAATTAGGATGATTGTCTTCTTGTAATATTATTATTGCATGAGCTTTTTGTGCGGCCAAGTCACCGTAGATGTGTTGGTGGTTATCCCAAAACAAATCAAGCTGCATCTTGTGGGATGGGATATTAGCAGCTATCGGTATTGATATCATTTTCAAATTCCTTCCAGTACCAAGCATTAAGCAACTCTACGTCATATATAAACCACTCTGGGTGTTCGTTATCCCACAGATTGTGTTCATGTTCTATGTCATCATTATGCATAATATAATTATTCTTTCTTTTGCTGGCAATCCATATAAAAAGAAAAGACCTAGGGAATGGAAACCCTAAGTCTAATCTCTACGAAAGCCCTAAGTTATCCCTAACCTAGTACAGTTTTACTATTAAGTATATCTCACGATAGTATGTAACCCTAAGTTCTACCCTAAGGTCTCCTAGGACTTTCCTACGAGACTTATATTATATCAGCTCTTTGCGGCATTTGCAAATAATATAAAAAAAAATTAAAACGAATCTGGCATTGGTGTAGGTTCTGCTTTAGCCTTTGGCGTGAATGGCTTTTGCGCCCATCCATTGGCTTTGGCAAACTCATCTATAATGGCAGATGCTTCTTTAATAGTTAGAGTGTCACTGTGTACTGGCATATTATGCTTCTTTATTAGGGCCATCTGTTTATCTGTTGCTGGGTTCATATTATTATCTCCTGTTGATTGATTGTTATTATATATTGTACTGTGTTTTTGGAAAAAATACAAGTTTTAATAATAATATTATTATTATCTTATGCTTTTATTCTTTAAACAGTCTTCTGAACCCCTGGGGACTTTTCAGTAGATGGAACTACTGCCAGGCGGATGTTTGCTCTCCGTCGAGCTGGTTTAGTATACTCGAATGCTTAATGTATGATTTAAAAAATGCGACGGCCGACCCCATCTAACGGACCTAAAAGATAAAGCTATATGACTAGTAGCACAGAACCAGAGTTCCTTACTAGCGCTTTGTTTACCAGTGCCTACATAGTATAGCAATTTCTTTTCCTATTAACAAACTTTCTCTAATATTTCTGTGATATATCACCAAACTAGTCTCAATGCCAAATGGTATACTAGCCATGTAATGAACACACCTACTATATACAGGAAAAAAAAGGAATCTAATTTTCATGGCAAAAACCAGTCGCTTATTCTTGAGTGAAACCCAGGAAGCATATCTTGCTTGGCTACTGACTCCAGATGATTCTAAAGCCCCAACCACTAAAAAGGCTTGGGCTGAAATTCATGATGTGCATATTAATACTTTAGGTCTGTGGGAAAAGAATAAAGTTTTTAAAGAACGTTGGGAACTTGGCGTCAAAGGTTTGGCACAATCTCCAGAGAGAACTCAAGCACTTCTTGATGCATTATATACTAAGGGTGTATCTGGTGATGTTAAGAGTGCCGAGTTGTATTTAAAGGCCACTGGCTTTATGCAGCAAATCCAGACTGTTAATGTCAACAATGTCTCATCAGTTAAAGAGTTGTCAGATGATGACTTGCATTCTATGATTTTGGAATTGTCGCAAAAGAAACAACCAACTATATCAATTACTAAAGTAGAAGAAGAGGAATAATCGTGCGCGCAGTGTGGGGCTATTATGAGTCTAGCTCAATCCAGAGCAGGTCGAACTCTAATATGGTTCGTGCTTTTAATACTTTAAAGCGTGAACTTAAAAGACAACAAGATGCCTTGTTAATGGACCATCAACAAGAAGATGTTGTATCTGGCGGTTTTGCTAACTCTATTCAATTTCACTATTTACTAAGGGCAGATACTACTGCAATGACTGCTTCAACATCAGTCCCTACTGCTGCAACCTTTGATGCTAACCAAGGTGCAACAGGAACTGCATCAACATACTTTGAACCAAGAAGAGATTTTTACGAACCCGGGAGAGGATTCTAAATGGCCGTTATAGTACAAGTCCGTCGTGACACAGCAGCTAACTGGACATCTGCTAACCCAATTCTTTTAGCCGGCGAAATTGGTTTTGAGTCCAACACTGGTTTAGCTAAAATTGGTAACGGTACTGATAACTGGAATGGTCTTTCATATCTTACCCAGAACACAGGACCGACTGGTTCGACAGGTGCAACCGGTTACACAGGCCCTACGGGCTATACGGGCCCCACTGGTGCTGCGTCTACCGTGACAGGCCCCACGGGCTTCACAGGCCCCACGGGCCCTACAGGAGCCTCAGGCAAGGCTACAATCTCCGATACTGCACCGACTGGCCCAACCGCTGGTGACGTGTGGTATAACTCTTCTAACGGTAGAAATTATATTTATTACAATGATGGTTCTGGTGCACAATGGGTAGAGTTTGGTGAAGCCAACTTAGGACCAACTGGTTTGTCAGGACCGACAGGCCCCACAGGTTTTACGGGTCCGACAGGACCGACGGGAGCTAACTCAACTGGACCGACGGGTAATACGGGACCGACAGGCGCTACAGGCGCCACTGGAGCTACCGGTGCAACTAGTACAGTGACCGGCCCTACGGGAGCCACCGGTGCTACCGGCGCCACTGGAGCTACAGGAGCCACCGGAGACACTGGTCCTTCAATTCCTTATGCATTAGTTGACACTGTTTCGCCGTTCAATACAATCTACGGTTTTGAAGCAATGAATAATATTTCACCAACAGGTGCAGTTACAAATATAGCATTTGGTTATCAAGCACTCAAAGCAATAACTACTGGTGACGATAATATTGCAATTGGTAATCGAGCATTAACCGCCAATACTACTGGTAGCTACAACATAGCAATCGGAGCTAATGCACTAGATGCAAATACTACTGGTCAAATTAATATAGCAATTGGTAGCAACGCATTAGGTGCTAACACAATTGGTACAAACAATACTGCAATTGGCATTCTTGCACTCAATGCAAATACTACTGGCGCAAACAACGTAGGAATTGGAGCTAATGCACTTTTATCTAACACTACTGGCACTGGCAACGTAGCTATTGGCAATTTACCACTACGTAGCAACACAACTGGTACTGCCAACATTGCAATTGGTAATCAAGCAATGTATGAAAATACTACTGGAACAGATAACACCGCAATTGGAAACAATGTACTCTATAACAATACCTCTGGTGACCGAAACATAGGAATTGGTGTTAGTGCTTTAAATGCCAACACAAATGGTGAAAGCAACGTGGCTATTGGTTATCTGGCTGGTAGATTCAACACAACCGGTGATAGTAACGTAGCAATTGGTTATTTAGCATTAGAGGATAACTTAAGCGGCAACAGCAACATAGCAATTGGAACTGGTGCACTTGGAGATAACACAAGCGCAGGTCAAAACATAGCAATTGGAGAAAATGCCGCTAGATTTAATACTACTGGTAGCAGTCTTATTGCAATTGGTAATCAAGCATTATATTCTAATACAACTGGTTTTGTTAACATTGCAATTGGACAACTTGCTTTAAACGAAAATACAATTGGTACAAACAACATTGCAATTGGCAACGAAGCAATGAGGTATAATGACACTGGTGTGGGAAGCGTAGCAATAGGACGCGACGCATTAAAAGAAAGCAAATCTGGAAACAACGTTGCTATAGGTAACCAAGCCGGAGACCAAGTTACCACTGGTCAAAATAATACACTTATTGGCAGAGACGCTGGAAGTTCTGGCACCAATGACCTTACAACAGGTTCTAATAATATTATCGTTGGTTATAACGCAGCTGCAACATCTGCATCAGTTTCAAATGAGATAACACTTGGTGACACTAGTGTTGCAACATTTAGAATACCTGGTATTGGTTTAGATGCAACAGATGACCGTTTTAAAACAACTGGCCATTTTGCTGGTTCGGCACCAGTAATCATTACGGCAAACCACACTGTTGCTGATTCTAACTACTGGTTGATAAATAATAAATCTGGTTCAGCATGCGTTTTAACTTTACCAGCAGCAGCATCTTGGACTGGCCGCATCTTAAATGTAAAAACAATTCAAGCACAAGCAGTTGATTCAGCATCATCAAACGTAAAACCAATTGATACAGATGTAGCAGGTACAGCAATATTAACGGGTACTGCGGGTAAGTGGGCATCGTTAGTTTCTGATGGAACTAACTGGGTCATAATGGCAACAGGTTAAGGAGCACCTAAATGGCAATTAATTTTCCTAGCGCACCAGTAGACGGTCAAGTATTTGTTTCTGGTGATGCAAGCTGGACTTTCTCAACAAGCATTGGTGCTTGGAATTTAACAGCAACAACAACAACGGGCCCGACAGGACCTACAGGTCCCACCGGAGCCACTGGCGCGACAGGCGCTACGGGAGCCACAGGATTCACTGGACCGACTGGCTTCACTGGACCGACTGGCTTCACGGGTCCCACCGGAGCCACAGGCGCTGCCTCTACTGTGACGGGACCCACGGGCCCCACAGGTGCAGCTAGCACTGTAACCGGACCCACAGGCCCCACAGGCGCAACGGGTGCCACAGGCGCCACAGGCGAGACAGGAGCAGCTTCTACCGTTACCGGCCCTACGGGTGCAGTAGGTGCAACGGGAGCCACTGGAGCCACTGGGGCCACGGGAGCCACTGGGGCCACGGGACCTACAGGAGCTGGTTGGATAGTTTATCAAACAGCTGGTTATATTTACTATGCAGGTGCCACTGGCTTCAACTATGCAGCTGGCAAAAATGCAATGAACGAAACTGCACCAACGGGTGGTTCTAACGTTGGCATTGGCGCAAATGCACTAAAGGCTTTGACTACTGGTATTTCAAACGTAGCAATAGGCAGCGATGCATTAACAAAGGCTACAAGTGCATCAAGAAATATAGCCGTAGGATTCCGTGCACTTGGTGGTAGCGATTTCTACGCTGGTGGTTTAACAACTGGTGGTCGCAACACAGCAGTTGGTCACTATACATTAGCTCTTGTCACAACCGCTAGCTTTAACACTGCTGTTGGTGGCAACGCAGGATATTACAATACATCTGGCGCAAACAATACATTTGTTGGAGCGTTTGCTGGATATAGCTCATTGAGTGGAAGCAACAACACTGCAATTGGTTTTTATGCGATGAATGGTGGATTTAATGGAGTTGGCATAATAACTGGTAGCAATAACTTAGCAGTTGGTGCTAACACGTTAAAGGCTTTAACATCTGGTACATCTAACATTGCAATTGGTAATCAAGGATTAGCAAAAATAACAACTGGTTTTGGCAACGTTGGTATTGGCGATAGCGCTTTGTCTAATGCATTAACTTCAGGTAATCAAATTGCAATTGGTAATAATTCATTAACTGCATTTTTTGGTGGAAGTGGTAATCCACCAAACGTGGCAATTGGTCAAGGAGCGCTTCAAGCTTGCACTACTGGTACAGCTAACGTTGCCATTGGCTTTGAAGCATTAAATGATATAACCACTGGCGGCACAAACGTTGCAATAGGTGCTAATGCTGGAGAAAAATTAACTACCGTAAGCGGTAACGTAGCTATCGGTCAGCAAGCATTAAGTTCTTCAGTTACTGGAACTAACAACGTTGCTATTGGAGCTAACGCACTACAAAATAGTACTGTTAGCTTTAACACTGCAATTGGTAAAAGTACATTGAGTAACACTACGACAGGTAGCAATAACGTTGCTATTGGTTATTATGCGCTAAGAGCTAATACAACTGGAAATGAAAATACCGCAGTAGGTGCAGGAGCACTGCAATCAAACGTAACTGGTTCTTCAAACGTAGCAATTGGTAATGGTTGTGGTTTTGATATAACTAGTGGCAATACTAATACATTAATTGGAGTAAATGCCGGCAATGTCATTACTACTGGTTCTAATAATACAGTAATTGGTTATGATGCAGACCCAACAACTGCAACTACAAGCAATCAAATAACTCTTGGTAATGCAAGTTCTACAAACTTTAGAGTTCCTGGTGTTGGATTTGATATTGATACAGCTCGCGCATCAGTAACAGGTTATGCTAAAGTTTCTGAATACTATGCATCTACTGCACCAGTAGTAAAGACTGCAGACTTTTCAGCAGTTGATACGGATAACTGGCTTATTAATAATAAATCAGGTTCTGATATAACTGTTACTTTGCAATCTGGCACAGAATACATTGGTCGCGCAATAACATTTATAAACCATGCAAACCATAAGATTGTGTCTGCATCAAGCAATGTTATTGCTCACACAGGCGGCGCAGCACAAACAGACATTTGTAAAGGTGTTGCAGGAACATTTGCTACAATAGTGTATGATGGTACTAGCTGGTATGTAATGGCAACAAACGCATAATTAAATTACGAAGGAAAACAAATGAAGGAATTCTTTTTCTTAGCTGGAATGCAACGTTCTGGCGCAACTATTATTAGTCAAATATTAAATCAAAATCCAGATGTGTGGGTTTCGCCGGCAAGTCCATTATTTAGAATGATGGTCACGCAATCACAAAGCCATAACGAGTTAGAGAACATTGACTACAACAGAAGTGTTGCAATAGATGATGTTATTGCGACTATACCGCATGCGTTCTATCAAGACAAATCAGCCAAGTACATTATCGACAAGAACCTAAACTGGCCAAGCCCGCAAGGCGTAGAAGTTATAACTAAGTACATAACCAAGAATGTTAAGTTTATTTGCCCGGTAAGAAACGTGCTAGATGTTTTAACTTCTTTTGACACAATAGTAAATGCTCACCCTGATTCTAAAAATAATATTATGGATGAGCAAGTATTAGCTGCAATAGATGCAGATAAACCATTAGCAGATAGAAGAGCAGACTTCTTAATGCGAGATGATAAAGATGTTTCTTTAAGTTTAAATTTTATGAAGAATGCTTTAGTTCCAGAATATAGGCACTTGTTTCATTTTGTAGACTACGATGATTTTATAACTGACCCAGAGAAAGAGATTAATAAAATATATGAGTATTTGGCAATTGAGAAATACAATCATGAATTTGAAAACATTAAAGATGTCTCAGGTATCTCCGAAGACAGTCTTACACGCATTAAACATTTACACACGATTCGCCCCACAGTACAAAAAATCTCCCGTAGACCAGAAGACGTGTTCTTGCCAGAAACAATAAAACGTTACTCAGGATTAGAGTTCTGGAGAAATATTTAATGGAATTAAATGATTTAGTTAATGAATACAATTTTCGCAAATGTCGTGGACCAGAAAATGCAACTACTCAAGAATTAGCTGATGCATTTGAGTTCTTTTGTGCTAATTATGTATTTATTAAACATCCAAATAAAGGCCGCATACAATTAAATTTAAGACCAGCACAAAAAGAAGCAGTAACAGCATGGATAGAAAACAGATACTCAATAGTATTAAAGTCACGTCAGATAGGATTCTCAACTCTGGCAGCGGCGTATTCTTTTTGGTTATGTTTCTTTTGGCCAGACCGTTTCATCGTTATGTTGTCAAAGACGGAAAGAGAAGCAACAAAGCTTCTAGCTAAGTCTAAATATATCTACAAGTTCTTGCCAGATTGGTTAAGACTATCAGGTCCAGAACTAATACAAAACAACGTGCTTAAGTTGTCGTTTGCCAATGACTCTGTAATTGAGTCAATGCCATCAGCAAATGAGCCAGCCAGAGGTGAATCGGTATACCTGGCTATAATTGACGAAATGGCCTTCTTGCCTAACCCTGAAGAAGCCTGGGCATCTATTGAGCCTATTGCTGACGTAGGCGGTCGAGTAATCTGTCTATCAACTGCAAAAGGTGAAGGCAACATATTCTTTACTTTGTGGCAGGGGTCACAGAATAATACTAATAGATTTAAAGGCATATTCTTTCCATGGTCAGCTAACGGAGACCGTGACCAATCTTGGTATGATGCTCAAGCCGCAGAACTGCCAATCTGGCAATTACACCAAGAGTACCCATCAAATCCAGAAGAAGCCTTTATTCGTTCTGGCAGACCGGTATTTGAACTCGATGCTTTAAATAAATTTGAAACAGTAACTCCTAAAAAAGGTTTTAATAAAAAACTCTCAGACATGAGAAACTCCTACATGTTTGACCCAAATGGTGGCCCATTATCCATATGGTTAATGCCACAGGCTGGGGCTAGATACGTTGTTGGTGCTGACGTTGCTGAAGGTTTGGCTAGAGGAGACTATTCATCAGCCCACGTCATTGATGCCAAGTCCGGTGTGGTTGTAGCCCATTGGCATGGTCACGTTGACCCTGACAAATTTGGCGAAGAAGTCCTTTATTCATTGGGATTCTTTTATAATGAAGCTTTAATAGGTGTTGAGTCTAATAACCACGGTTTAACAACTTTAACTGCTTTAAATAAATCTAATTATCATAATCTTTATAGACAGCGTAGATTAAACCAAAGACACGCAGAAGCCACAGAAACATTGGGTTGGCGCACAACAACCCTAACAAAGCCTTTGGCAGTAGACGAACTAAATGCTAATATCAGAGATGGTGTTCTAGATATCCGTTGTGAGTATACGATTGCTGAATTAAAGACCTTTGTCCGTGACGACAATGGCTCAACGCATGGCTCCCCACACGACGACAGAGTCATGAGCCTAGCCATAGCAAATCAGATGTTAAAATATGTTTGGTTGCCAGAATACAGCCCTAAAACAGACGCTCCTTTTGGCACTTTAAACTACTTTGCCGCAACAATAAAAAAGAAACCAAAGCAACTTGACCGTTATTTTATAGGCGAGTTCAACTGGTATAATGATAAGATGTAAAACATTTACCTATAGGTAGGACTTATATGCAATGTAACAGCTGTTCAAAAGAAATAAATACAGAAAACGACTTAAAGCGTGAGATTTGCTTTGCATGTCACGTCAAAGGCATTAGATTTGGCTTTGTAGGTGTTGAATACGGCCAATCTTCGTGGAACAACTCAACCATTAAGGAAACACAAGATATGTATGCAAAAATGCCAAATGTTGAAAAAATAAGCACAAGAAAAGAACTAATCTAATGGAGTGGATTGTGCCTATCGCAGTTGCCTTAATAGGTGGCCCACTTGTTGTTGTAGTCCAAAAGCTTAGAGACGAAAACACCAGCCAACACGCAGAGGCACGAGCCCTCCTTCATAGAGTAGCCGATAAGGTTGATAAAGTAGATGATAAACTTGATGGTCATATAGCATGGCATTTAACTAAGCCAACAAGAAGGAAAAAAAGTGAAAGCCAAAATTAAAAAAGCTCCATTTTATAAATCTAAAAAAGCATCTAAAGGCAAAAAAATAGAAGTTCCCGCAGTAAAAGCTGCTAAAAAAGAATTAACTAAAGCAGAAAAAAAAGTAGACATTGCAAAAACACAACTAATTAAAGTTAAGAAAAAGGGGAAAAAATAATGTACGGTAAAGGTAAAATGGGTAAAGGTAAAGGTAAACCAGCATTTGGTATAATGGTTGCTATTACTGAAACTCCAGTTGGTAAAGCTTACAAAAAAGCAATGAAAAAAGGAAAGAAGAAATAATGCCTTATTCAAAATATTCACCAAAACAAAAGAAACTAGCTGCCGTTGCAGAACCACGCAAAAAGATAACTGGTGCTGACCTTAAAGCACTTAAAAAAGGAAAGAGGAAATAAATGCAAACTTATTCATCAACACTAACAAGTGCTTCAGTTGAAAGAACTTTTGGAGTTGCAGACTATTCAGATGCAGTCATTAGACTTTCTGGCATTTGGGACGGCAACATAGAATTCTATGCAACCAACACAGGAACAGCTTATACTGCGATTGCAGTGCAAGAACTAGAAAGCACTAACTGGACAACTGCAGTTATTTCAGAAGCTGGTTCAAGTCCATCAACTGAATTATGGACTGGAAGAGTTCCAGTTGCAGGTTTAACTACTCTTGTTGTTAAATCAGCAGGTGGTTTTGTTGGTAGCGTAGACATTGTTGTTACAGCAGTTTCAAATACCAATGCAAGGTAATCCTAAGTATCCTGCACTTCCTTCAACAACAACTAAGAACTATACTCCTAGAAAGAAGAAGAAAAATGGCAGCAAAAAAAAGTAAACCAGTATGGGAAAAGGCACGTCCTAAATCATTAGGTAAACCTAAGAAACTTACTCCAGCACAAAAGGCATCAGCTAAAGCTGCAGCTAAAAAAGCAGGACGCCCTTATCCAAATCTTGTAGACAACATGAGAGCAGCTAAAGGTAAGTAGTGGCTAAGACCCCTGCATGGCAACGCAAAGAAGGAAAGAATCCTAAAGGTGGTTTGAACGCCAAAGGTCGTGCATCATACAAAGCCGAAACTGGTGGAACACTAAAACCACCTGTGTCTGCCAAGCAAGCAAAGAAGTCACCAAAAGCCGCAGCAAGAAGAAAATCATTTTGTGCTAGAATGGGCGGAATGCCTGGGCCAATGAAAGATAGTAAAGGTCGCCCAACACGTAAAGCGTTGGCATTAAAGAAATGGGACTGTTAGATGGCACGCCAAAGTAATTCAGATAAATTATCAACATATAGAGGTTACATAGATTATGCCAAACGTTGGCGTACTGGTGAAAACTATGACCAATTATGGCAAAGATTAATTAACTTGTATCGTGGCCGTCAATATCGTGGACAATCAGTTGGTGATAGATTGCTTATTAATATTTCTTTCTCAACTATTAATACTTTAGCTCCTGCTGTTTCTATTGGTCGCCCAAAGATTAATGTTAATGCCCGCAGGCCAGAAGATGGCGATAAAGCTATTTTAACTGAATCTATTATTAACTATTGGTGGCAGCATTATGACTGCCAGCCAGAGTTCCAAAGAGCAGTTAAAGATTATCTAATTCTTGGTCACGGTTGGGTTAAGACTGGTTATCGTTTTGTTGAAGAATCTAAACTTGATGACATTGAATATTCTGCTGATGAAGCAGCCGGCACAGAATTAACCGATGATGTTGAAGCTCAAACAATTATTAGAGAAGATAGACCATTCTTAGAGCGTGTTGACCCATTTGAAATGTTTGTTGACCCAGATGCAATGAGCATGAATGATATCCGTTGGATTGCACAACGCACTCGCCGCCCATTAAAAGACGCAAAGATTGACAGGCGTTACGATGCCGCCGCAAGAAAAGAACTTAGTCCATCTTCTTATCAAAAATATGCAAATATGGATAAAGGTTATACGACGGATGCTGGAGCAAATCCAGATGAAGCATATTGTGACATTTATGAATATTACAATGTTGATACTGGTGAGATGTCTGTATTTTCAGACTCAGGTGGAGACAAGTTCTTAATTAAACCAATCAAGATGCCATACGTGTTTGGTCATCCATTCTTTATGTTGCGCAACTATGAGGTTCCTGGATTCTTTTATCCAATGGGCGAATTAGAAGCAATCGAACCACTGCAGTACGAATTAAATGAAACTCGTACACAAATGATGTTGCATAGAAAGCGTTACAGCCGTAAGTGGTTGTTCCAAGAATCAGCATTCGATGATGATGGTCGTCAGGCTTTGGCATCAGACGAAGATAACGTTATAGTTCCAGTTAAGTCAGGCGAGAACTTAGCTAATGTCGTAGTTCCAATGCCGGCATTAATCAACCCACCAGAATTTTATAATCAATCTTCATTAATTCAAAATGACATTGACCGTGTATCCGGTGTATCAGAGTATCAACGTGGTGCAATTCCGGAAACAACTAGAACTGCCCGTGAAGCTGCAATTATTGCTGAAGCTGGCAATGCCAGAGTAGCAGAGAAGTTAGTTGCTATTGAAAATGCCATAGCTGCATGTGCTTCTAATCTTATTATGCTAGCTCAGCAATTCTTAACCGGACAACAGACTATAAGAATTATTGGTTCAGAAGCAGCACCATTGTGGTTAACATTTGATAAAGATTACATTAGTGGTGAGTTTGACTTTACAGTTGAGGCTGGTTCTACAGCCCCAAGAAATGAAGCTTTCCGTAGAGATATGGCTTTACAAATAGTTTCAGCAATGCAACCATTTGCAGCTGCGGGTCTTGTAAATTTACCAAAACTTGCAGAATATGTATTATCTCAAGGTTTTGGTGTCAAAGACCCAAATTCGTTTTTACAGCAAGCTCCACAACCTCCAGGCATGGAAGGTATGCCACCAGGTATGGAAGGTATGCCACCAGAAATGGGTGGAGCTCCAATGCCACCTGAGATGCCAGTAGAATTACCGCCTGGTTTAGTTCCAGGTGGACCAATTCAAGGAGTTGGTGGCCAACCAGGTGAAGGTGCACTTCCTGGCAGCATACAAAGTCTTCCCCCCGAAATAATTCAAGCATTATTAGGTGGGCAGTAAAGTAATAGGTAAAGAAAATATCTATAGTGTAGGCTTAATGCCTATAATAGGAATAACCAACGAAGGATAGGACTCCATCAATGACAGATAATAATAATAATAATAATATTGCTAACCCTGAAAACGTAGTTGACCCCGAAGCAAACGGACAAGTCGATGAAGTGACAGAGGTCGTAGCAGAAACTCCAGAACAAGAATTAGATTTCTTTGACTACACAGAGATTGGCGATAAATACGTCAAACTCCAAGTGGATGGCGAAGAGGTATCGGTTCCGGTTAAGGAGGCTCTAGCTGGGTACCAGCGTCAAGCGGATTATACCCGCAAGACTCAGGAACTTAGCGAACAAAGAAAGCAAGTACAGTTTGCAGCGTCCCTAGCAGAATCTCTGCAAAAGGACCCAGCAGGCACCTTGCAGGCGTTACAACAGCATTATGGAATCGGCGCTCCAATCCAAGACCAACAAGTTGAGGAAGAGTACTTAGACCCAGCTGAAAAACACCTTAGACAGTTAGAACAACGCATCTCAGCTTTCGAGCAATCAAAAGCTATGGATGAGTTAACTAGAACTATCGATTCTTTGCAAAGCAAATATGGTGATGACTTTAACGCTGATGAAGTCGTAGCTAAAGCTCTAACAACAGGTTCGACCGACTTAGAGGCAGTCTTTAAACAGATTACCTTTGATAAAGTTTATTCTAAAGCCTCAGAGGCAGAGAAGAAACTAGCACAAGAACAGTCTAGAGTTGAAGCAAAACGTTCAGCATCAGTGGTTTCTGGTGGCTCTGCCAACAAAAACTCAGTTACACCAAAAGCTGCTAAACCAACGTCAGTCTTTGAAGCCTTTGAACAGGCCAAGAAGACACTCAACATCTAACAACAAACAGGAGAAATAACATGGCCGGTAATCCCGACTTTAATTCACTGTTATCAACTACGTTGCAAAACTACCAGCCAACGCTGGTTGATAACATTTTCAAGGACCTAGTCCTTCTTAACCACCTCAATGAGCGCGGACGTGTCCGTGTTGAAGAGGGTGGCACACAAATCATCGAACCACTCATGTACGCAGTGAACGACACTGTTTCAACATACAGTGGATACGATGCAATTGACCTTACTCCACAAGAAGGCATTTCGGCTGCAGAGTACGATTGGAAGCAGATGGCTGCTTCTATCGCAATCAGCGGTATCGAAGAAGCAAAGAACCGTGGCACCGAGGCAATCATCAAACTGTTGAATGCTAAAATCATGCAAGCTGAAATGTCGCTGAAGACAACTCTTAACGAGCAACTCTTCGGTACACCAGGCTCAGCACCAGCAGCTAAAGACTTGAATGGCTTGGGTAACATCATTGGAACCCAGAACAACACAGTCGGTGGCATTGATTCAACAACCAACACTTGGTGGAACCCAACACAGGCAACAACTATGGCTGCAACATTATCACTTGCAAACATGGCTGATGTTTACAACCGTGCTTCAAAAGGCAGCGATGTTCCTGACTTAATCATCACGAACACTTCGTTGTTTGAGAAGTACGAGTCATTGTTGACAAACAATGTTCGTTACCAAGACGTAGCAAAAGCCAACTCAGGTTTCACAAACTTGATGTTCAAGCAGACACCAATCGTGTTTGACCTTGAATTGGCAGTTGACACATCCGATGCGCCGATGTACTTCCTTAATACGAAGTACCTCAAGCTCACCGGCTTGAATGGTTACTGGTTCAAGACCACAGACTTCATGAATGGCACTGTAGCTGGCGTAGACGCCCGTTACGCTCTCGTGTTGGCCTATGGTAACTTGACCTGCAGCAACCGTGCACGTCAAGGTTTCATGACCGCTGACGCGTAAGAATAATTAAGTTTAGTTGGTGCTAGGAGTTTAAAGGTTGCCATCCTTCGGGCAGCTCTCCTAGTGCCAGCTATTAATAAAAACAAACAAACAATTCTAATTAATAAAAACATTAGTTAGGTATCTGCCGAAAGGCAAGGAGAAATACAACTATGGCAACTAATAATAAATTCATTGTTGAAAGAACAAAC